GTTATCCACGATACGTCGTGGCACATCGTGATGATATAGAGATCTGGGCTTTGGTAGTCCAAAGTTTTATTTTGCTGAAAAGCGATTAAGACAACTGGTAGCGATTAGGCGTAATTACCAAGGTGCCAATGATGTTATCCACGATACGTCGTGGCACATCGTGATGATATAGAGATCTGATTTTCCCCTCATCGAAAGATTTGGTGGGAGGAAAAACACCATCCTGTATTAGTCGATTTTTTATTTTCGACATACGGGATATGTGTTCAAGTACCACCCCATCTAGAGAAGTTTTCTCTAAACGGGGAGGATACGCAGGGTCTTCCAAAGTCATCGTAGCCTCCAATGCGGAACGGAGGCGTCTTTTTTCTAAGTATAACCACTGGCAGGCTTTCTGGAAGTAACCCATAGTGTTTGAAACACTAGGTCCTTCCGGATAGTGAGCCGCTAGGTTTATTCTCCGACGTTTACTACGTGCTGTAGTGTCAATGTGGAAACATTTTGTCACTTTCATCAGGTAGTCATTCGCTTTGTCGATGTCCGTAAGTTCTTGGATGGACGCGAGGATTTCCTCTGTCACCCAAGGTATGGGAGTTTTTTCTCCCAGACCTCCAAGCTTGCGGTCTAAGCCAATCGGTAAGAATTGCTGTAAAAATTTTAGGTCGTCCCGGTAGGGGTAAAGCATTTCCTCTTTGATAGCGGATGCTATTTTCTCTACTTCAGGCATTTCCGCGGAATTGGCGGATTGGAGAATTGTTTTCCAACCCGGTATTCTCGGATTTGTCTTACAGGTGATTTTGACCTTTGGGATGTTGAAGATTCGACCATCGGAGAAGTGTTGTTCGGTGAAAATACCGTGACCCATACTCCCCACAACGTCTTTCGTCTTTGACCATACTCCTCCTAAGGCGGCGATTTCGGCTCTATATTTTTCAATATAGAGGATATTGCCCGCCCTAAGGGAGTCATCCCCACATAATAATGACATACCTTTGCCAACTTTTCTCGCTTGATCATCACAATAGATATTTAGCGTATATAGCATGGTTATGGATAGCGCTTGAGACATCTGCATTCCCTTTTGGGTAAGGTAGGATCCCTCCGGCGCCATTCTTAGGATTTTGTCAATTTGCGAGAGCATTGCGTCAATTTGTCTTATATCGGGGTCCTTAGGGGCCTCTTTTAAGTCAAAACCTAATCCCTGACCGTGCGGCGTTGTCCACGCACACGGTTCGGGATGGTATTTATGCTGCATTCCCGTTTCACTTACGAAGTTGCCCAGGTTGGGTAACTTTTTGGGTATTATGGGAGGTAGATGACCGTCAAAGTCCGTAGTTTCGTATAGTATATCGATAGGATCCGACACGTTTGCGTGCGGATTCTTGGTTATTACCATACATCTCTTCGTCTTGATGCTTTCGCTACATCGGGGGCAGGTTGGGCCTTTTTTGGCGGGAGGAGGTATGCGGGTAGGCGGGACAGGGATCTGAATAGTTCTCTTGTCCTGCATATCCGCCATTTTCTCGTACATCTTCTTTGCTGTATTATTCAGGACCCACTCAGTGGGTTCTGGTTTTTCCCAGAAAGAGGATACCAATAGGTCGTTCCTTTCTGCGTTAGTTTCATCCCCCGGTTCTATCATTCTGAATGGACCGGTGGCTGCTTTTAAGATGAGGTATTCCGTATCGGTTATTTTTCCGGTATCCCTCAATCCTTCCGCAACTGCCCAATTAAAATCTATGCTAAAATTATCAGTTGACACCGTAAGGTCGCCGCTATGAATAAGCATTGCTTTCTCAAAGTTTTTTAGGAAGCTGCCTAACTTAGAGCGATTTTCCCCTCCTTTCGTCCGATAGGCACAACGTTCGTCTCTCTCGATTATTTCGAAGAGTGACTTTCGTATGGGCTGTTGGATGATGTTGAAAAAACCGGAACCGAGGCATGGGACTCTTGTCTTGTGCCCCTGTTCGGGTATTGTCATCGGTAAGAGGGGGAAGTGTTTTCCTGACTGTTTACAATGTCTCCCGATACATGTTCGGAAGTGTTCTAATCTTTCCGAACATATGTCGAGGGATAGGGCGTAGGCAAATTCAGCTGATTTTAGCTGATGTCTGCATACGTTCCCTTCTTGCAGTGCTGGTAGATCCTTCCACCTTTCCCACCATTTCGATGTGTTGGGAAGTTTGGGATGATCTGGACCTTTCTTGAGGATGTGGTAGAATTGTGAGATTAGCGATCCCACACCTCCCTCTCCCCTCGGTCTTTCCAGACATGCACCCACACCTGGGAATTCAGGGTGTTGGAGCGATGGAGGACGCATATTTTTATAATATTCGGCCGTCCAGGCTCTCACAGACTTGATTCTCTCCTCTTCGATGAGGGTGGGGGTTTTAAAGCGTTTGTATGTGTCGAGAGTTGCTTCCCAGCATCGTTCGGCGCTTGGTGGAGGGAGTGCCCTAGATAGGGTACCCATTACACAAAGGCCGTACGCGTTGGGTAGGAAAGTTCTGTCATTAACAATCACATTTATCTCCTTATCGTTATGAATAGGGGATAGATAATGTAAGTATTCGACAAATAATTCGGTGTAGTGGTGTGTGACCTGGTTGACAGTGTTACCTGTCTGCCATATCACACGTAACTCCGCCGAACTTTTTTTCAGCTCGTCGCACGTTTTGTCGTGTCCATCTTTACTCCAATCTTCAATTATCTGTCTTTGGATGTTGTTTATTAGGAAGTATAATTGAAGGTCGTTCTTTTTTCCGAGATCTAGTTCTCGTAGAGGGCGACCATTGTTGAATTGGCGTGACAAAATTAATGATTCAGTCACAGCAGTTAACGTTTTTCCCAGGGAGGAAGCGGAAGCTAGGAGGTTATTATCCTCCGCTTTCTTCTTCTGCCTTTCAAGGAGCGTCATGTCCTTCCACTCAGGTGTTAAGAAACATGCCGGCCTATATCGCGAAGTTCTGCAAATCTCATTGGGTATACCTATAGTTCTCTCGGTTATCGAGAGAGGAGGCGTTCCCCATATATAGTCCTTCACCTCACTTGCGTGGGGGATGACTTTGAGAAGCGTGGGCTTCGAGCGGATTGTTAACTGTATCACCCTCCAGTTCGGTGGTGTTTCTATACTCACCGTAACTGGACGTGTATTGTGTGACCCAGTACTTTTGTACTCCACCCAACCTTCTTCGCTTTCTTCTATGGAGCGGAAGGTTTTTTGGAGACTGAGGAATTCATTTCTGTCGAGGAATTGGATTGAATTGTGTTTGAAACCTTCCTCCAACAGCTCTTCGTAGAACTGTAGGAAGTAGGTTAGAATATATTTCTTTTTGTCAGCTAGAACCATTTCCCCGTTGTCGTGGACACCGAAATAATATTCGGCTTCCTGCATGGGGGATTGGCTAATTCTTCGTATGACTTGAGCGATTTCCCTAGATTGTGGAATGATCACCGGGGGGTCTTCGAAGCCGTCAGGTGCTCTCACCGACGGTTCCGGAGTTGCTTCTTCAGCTATCAAAGCACGTTGGTAATGTTCCATCTTGCTTTGGTAGTCCATAATGTGATAGTCCCACGTGGATTTCGGTGTGTCACGGAAGTTCGTCAAAGCTTTGAGGATACTATCCCGCATCACTTCGAAAGTTGGAGGATCAGCGAATATTTCATCAAGCAATTTGGCATTTGTTTTTTGCCGCTCGATGACTGATTTCTGTAACTCCAACCCTTCCATTACGAGCATCTTATTCTTAGTTCGCGCCAGCAAGTTTTTGGCTCGCTGCGCATCTTTGATTAGACGATCGTACCAGGGTGTATTTAGTGACTGGTGGTAGAATTTCATTAGGGCATTTTTGGAATCTTGTTCCAAAAATCCGTAGGAATTCTGCTTTTCCCACACTCGCAACATATGTCTTACCTGGTCGCTGGGTACGCCATGATTGACGTATGCCTTAGACGGGTAAGCCACTGCTTTCATTTCCTCCACCTGTCCGGAATAGAATTCGATAGTCTCTTTGAGTTCACGGATTCTAATCTCTCGGGGTGTCGGTTCGAGGTCGCGATCTGCCTTGGCCTTCATTTGGATGTCGCGTTGGCCGTTTACACATTGATTGCATTTGCAATTTTTGTTAAACGGTTGATGATGTGAAGTTATGTAATCTCCGGTTATATTCGGTCCTGGAACCGTTGCGCCGGAGCTCGTGCCGCGATAAATGAACTTCCATTTGGCGTTGTATTTCTCCATCCTGTTACATAAAGCAACAGATGTGGAAATCAACTCATATGGGAGCTCGTAGGGGGGGACCCTTGCCCGCAAAGAAGCGAGCAGGTATTCCCCTCTAGTACGCAGGGACGAGTCGCATGGGAGCACCGTTTGGTCCAGTAAAGATCCCGTAGGGGATTTGATTAGCTGGTTGATACGGTGGATATCCATATCCGTTGTTGCCAAACATACCATATGGCGGATACCCGTTTTGATAAGCGGGTGGTTGCTGTTGTGGTATGGGCTGCTGGGGTGGTTGAGGAGTAGGTTGGCTGCGACTCCCACCATTTGGTACGTGCTGGTATTTACATCTAACTCCAAATCTGCAGTTATTTGTAAACCAGAAATCCCGGCAGGCTCCTGGGGGCGCTCTGTTGGCCTGAGGCTTTTTATCGTCAGGCTTGTCAGAAACTCCAGGGAGAGAGGAATTTTGTTGAACTTTAGGGGTATTCTTTTTGGGTTCACCTTTATTCCCACGCTTGTTAGCATCACCCTTCCCTTTACCGGAGACCTTCATGATTTCATCAAGTTGGGTCTTCGTTAATTCCGTGTTGAGTGCGTTTACTCGTATCTCCCACGGGGCCTCGGTATTGGCGGCCTTTAGGTATTTCCTAATAGGCTTCTTTAACGAGGGGAAGGAGGAATAGTTCTTTACGTGGATAGATTCTAAACCTATAAGGTTGTTGAATCCATTCGCGTTTTGAATGATTTCCCCGATGGTGCCTTTATCCTTGCAAAGGTTGAGAGCGAATTTGGTTTTTGATTCTTTTCCGTATTGGAAAAGTTTATTAACCAAACTCTTCTTTCCGTTTGCCTCGAGTTCGGATAGGAGGCGTTTGATTGGGTTGATCTGTTTGGAATTAAGTTTATTAAAACTGTTCCCAACTTTAACAAAACATTCATTCGCTTTTTCCATAACCCACTCGGTAAAAGTGGCTTTCTCAGCCGCGACTTTCCCTTCGTTCATTCCGAGGAATGATCTGAAGAGAAAAGTTTCGTCGACGTTTCTCTCATGTACGTTCAGCGCCGTTATCTTCTTTTCGCTTACTTTCGCAAGGAAGTCGGGAAGATCATAGTCGCGTTGGTACTGTATCTTTAACCAAGATGGTAAAGCGTCGTTTTCGATCCCTCCCCATTCTTTTTTGAGTTGGGGGAGGTCGGTGAGTTTGGCAGGCAATTCCCTCCACGGATTGCTTACGCAGAAAGTTCTAAATTTGAAGAGTACCTCATTCGTGATCTCTTCACCGCTGTAAAAGTGTTTCCACGCGTTGGAAATCCTTTTTCGGCCGTTGATTGAGGGCCTCTCGGCCGCTGGGCCAAAGAGGGAGTACAACCAGGTAATTACGATATATGGTAAAAACCCGGCGAGGATGTGGTTCTTCGGGGCCACACCCGCGACTTGGGCGGCTCTCTGCTGATATTTCAGCGGGATGCTTCCCTCGTGTACGAAACGAATTAGGTTGGGCTTGACCGTTTTGCCCGTAGCGTAGGTAGGGATGTGAGAAATCACACCCTTGACTATGTCGCGGGATGTGTCGATCCCCCTTGCCGAGTAAACAGCCTTTTTATCGAGTATTAGCTCGCAGCTTTTCGAAGCGCAGCCACACACGAAGTTATCGGCTATAACTCTTCGCACTTTCTCTTTGTCTCCAGAAGTGCACGATTGGAGGATGGGTACTTTGACGGTGAATTGTTCCTTTGTGGCAACTTCCACCTTCACTTTCCCCTTTATGATTGCCTTCGCGGCTTTCTTCTCCTCACAGGCAATAAATGAGGCAATTATCTCAGCTTCGGTGAGGGTTGTCATGGGGTCCTCGTATAGGTCCTTGGCAACCAACATGCGGTTTTGACGCACTTCCGGCTTGTTAAGCCCGTTGAAATGCGCCAAGACTTTGACAGCTTCGTCTGCGTCCGTCTCTAGAAAATGAGTAGTCACCTCGTGACCACTCACTTTTATCTCGGAGGTAAAACTTCCTCCAAGAAAGGGTTGAATCCCCTTGAGGCGCGCGAAACAGACTCTACATACACCTTCGGGTTTTTGAAAAACATTCACGTAGGTGGGCGACTTCAATTCTGCCATCGCCATGGCATTCTCGATTCTCTGTTCGAGGACAGTGGTTTCGGATGGGCCAGATCCGGCATTTGAGGCCGATGCTACAGTTTCCGCGGTTGACATGCTTTTTAGCAACTTTAGTCTTCT